CTCGCAGATCAAGCCGTAGGCGATCTGAAGGTCGATATGTTCCAGAAGGCGACGAACGCCAGGGAACAAGCCAAGCTCCTCTACCAGCAAGCGTCACGAGAGGGCAATACGCCAACTCCGTACGCTGGCGGCATCACAGTTTCAGACAAAGCGATAGACGAGGACAACAGCAACATTGTTCAGCCGTTCTTTTCTCGTGGGCAGTGGACAAACAATCGTGGTGGTGCTGATGAGGTGATCAGTAATTACGGTGTTGGGTCGGTTGACTGATGGCAGCACAATCACAACAGTTCATGACTGACCTGAAGGTCAACATGACACCGGACACGGTGGAGATTCGTACCACGTCAACAGTCAACAACTACGGCGAACGAAGCTACTCCGGTGGCGCTACCACTTACGACGCGTACATCATTCGTGTTGAAGAAGCGCAACGCTCGGTGGACGACAATCTTGTAGATGTCGATTACATCGCTTACATACCGAACGCCACAATCGCTGCCGACACGGATAGCCAAATCACGTTGCCGTCACCGATATCGGAGACACGGCCAATCGTTCGTGTGAACACGAAACGTGATCCGTTGGGTCAAGTCGCCCAGGTCGTTTATGTTGGCGCGAAATCGAAGCGAGGCTGATATGGCGTCCGGCCCGATCAGGCATGACCTAACAGGCATCCAAGAAGTCATCAACGAGTTAAGCAAAGCGAAAATCGACGCCGAACTAGCAATGCTCCGAGCGGTAGAAACTGCGATTGTCGATATCGCTGGTCAGGCCGACGAAATGGTGCCTGTAGACGAAGGCCCTTTGAGAGCAAGCCAGGACATTGTCCATCCGAAACGACAAGGCGACACTATCGAAGCGTCAATCAGCTACGGCGGTCCCAGTGCCCCCTATGCGCTCGTACAGCACGAGAACAAAGATCTCTGGCACCCACCGAAGCCACCAGGAAAACGAAAGGTAGGAGGCCGCCAGGGGTCAGGCCCAACACAACCTGGTGACACAACGTTCGGTGGCCCCAAATATCTCGAATACCCATTCGACCAAGAAACCCAAAACTGGCCCGAAGGTTTCGTCAGCCGACTCGTTGCCGCTGGCATGGACTTGTTGAGGAAGTGACATGGCATTCCTACCCGAGATCGGTACTTACCTCGTAGCAAACGTGACCCACACGACCTTGGTGCTGGGTACCAACCTGTTTCTTGGTCGCCTCCCCGACACACCTGACACCTGCGTCGGCATCATCGAGACAGGCGGACAAAGCGCAGTCGAAGCAATGGGTGGATCGTCGCTCCCGGCGTACACACGACCACGAGTCCAAACCATTATCCGCGCCGCCGCTTATTCCGATGCGTCAGGACTCGCCGAAGATATTTACAAAAAGATGCAGCTAATCGACAACGAAGCTCTGTCAGGCGTGCGATACCTGCGCGCTAACGGAATCCAATCACCGTTCTACCTGGAACGCGACGGACAAGAACGGGCAGTTTTCTCGTGCAACTACCAGACCCTCAGAGTCCTAACATAGCTGACGCCTACGCGGAGGCGGCTCGGGTACCGGAGCACCTGCGCTCAACTCGCACCAACATTCGGTGCGGGTGGTGCAGCAAAAAGTTGGCGCTGATGGTGAGTTCGCCTTGGCGTATCCAATGCCCGCGCTGCAAAGAGATCAACGAATCGGCGTGACGACCCGACGTTTTTTTCTGTCAAGAAACATGGATAGCTGGCACCATGCGAAACTACTATCGGACCTTCGAGGTGATTTCTAATCCCCCAGGATCGGGTTGCCTCGGAGGTCCAGCGGTTATTTCTGAAACCCTTGATAAACCGTCACTAGATCGTGGTAACCGAACAGAAGCTCAGTCGAAGGTAGCGACCGTCTGACATCGGTGACCTCAAAGAAGTTAGCGACGACGCCGCCAGCCGCAGCACGGCGATAGAAGCCTGTGAATAGAACGCTGCTGGAATCCCAGACACTGTCCGCAGTATCGACCTCGAAGATTTGCGTTTGCAGCATCGGTTGTCCATGGGCATCTTCGCGCTGCGAACAAATCACGATCTGATCGCCTCTGCCTACTCGGCAAGCCTTTTTGGTGGTAAGACCACACTCGCTGGTTTTGGTTTCACTGGTGTTGCTCATGACAGTTCCTCCTGTTTGTTTGTTGCTGTCGTGCCCTACCGAGTCTCGCTCTCGGATGCCGGTTCGTTAGCCGACTCAGGGCTTGTGGGTGTTAGCCTCGGTAGGCCTTACCTCGGTAATAACGAACGATCTCGCCGTTCTCGTCCAAGCGATTTCCGTCCTCATCCTTGCGACCAAGACGAACACACGCCACATCGTGCTTGGCGATTTGGTAGACCACATTGGCTGCTGCTATGAGGCTGATATTCCCTCGGCCTACGTGGAACTCATCCGCTGCCAATTCTTTGTCGTTCGCGTAGTGGGCGACTCGATCAATCTTGCCGTTATCGAGAACTACCTCGACGTAATCCCTTCCGTCTTTGGCCCAAATTTCGAGGAACTCTACTTTGCCGTCGAACCTAGCGGGAGCGTCGTACTGGTATGCCAGGGTGCAGGCGGCCTCTGCATCGCGCATCATTCTTTGGATCAGTTTTTGGTTTCGTGTGGTTGTTGTCATGTCCCTATTATACACATAGGGCCACCCCTGGCAACCTAATTCGTTATATTTCTCTAAATTCTTTTGTCGGCTACCCTGGAGAGATGACCGCCGACATTTCCAAAGCAGAAACAAAACGCGAAGACAGCGAAGACTTCCCCGCCGCCGCATTCGCCTACGTCCCAGACCCAGAAAAAACGTCCACCTGGAAACTCCGCCTGTGGGACAACCTCGAAGAACGAGAAACACCGACCCAAGTTGGGCGCGCTGTCGCAGCACTCAGCCCAGGAGGATTCATGGGAAACCGTGTTCAGCTACCGAGCGACGCCATCGCTGGCGTGAAACGCAAAGTCCTCGCCGCATGGAAACGCGTCCACGACGAAAACGAAAAACCTCCATCGGTACTCACGAAAGGGTACGGCTGGGATCGAGAAGAAAAAGACTACGGCAACACTGCTGGCGGCGAAGACGCGATGACACATCTCCTCATGGCGTACCGCCTCATGCTCGATCATCCAGAATGCGGTCCGCTCCTCGCACCGCTAATGGAAATCATCCACATGAAAGAAGCGATCATGTTGGAGAACATCGACGAAACCCCGATCCTGATTCCGATGGAAATGGCTGACGACGAACCCAGGTACCGTCGCTCAATGCGTAAAGTGATTCGGCTTGAAGACGGCCAGTATTGCGTTCGTTCTGAAACGGGTCGCTCGTTTGGTTGCTACGCCACCTCAGAAATGGCGGAAGCTCGACTCGCTCAAATCGAATCGTTCGCTGATCGGCGCGTCACGAACGCCGCAGACAAAGAACTCGGCGACTGGCACGACTCACTCCACAACCAGGAAGTCATCAGCGCGGGCATGGTTGTTTGTCACGACGTGATCGAAGACGAAATGGAAGCTCGTATACGTTCGCTAGCAATGGTCAAAGCGATGAGCGGTTCGTTACCCGTTGCGAAAGCTGATGAGCAACGATTCACTCTCGCCCCGGTTTATGTCCCAGGGATAGAAGACGCTCACGGCGAATTCACTGACGACGACACGTTGCAAAAAGCGTTGTGGGATTGGATGCGTTCCGGTGACCGGACGATCTATCTTCAGCACTCCGAGAAAGCTGCGGGTGAAATGGTCGAAATGTTGACGTGGCCCATGCCGATCGAAACAGCGTTGGCGGTTCCCGGTGAAGGCGTCACCAAATATGCGTTCCCAGAAAACACTCCTTTCATGGGAGTGATTTGGGAGCCGTGGGCATGGGAAATGGTGAAGGCCGGTGAGCTACGCGGCTACTCGATTGGTGGCAAGGCGCAACGCATGGAAGCTGATCTCCCAGAATACGCTTTGGTGTAGACGCGGAAAAGCCGCCCCGAAGGACGGCTCACCGAAATTGTTTGTAGGGTTGGATCAGGCTGTCACCTCGTCTTGCTTGTAGTGAGGCGACCATTGCCACACGACGCCGGTGCCGTTCTCGCGGTGGTGCTTGTCTTGGAATGGTCGCATCTCGCAGACGTAGTTGGAGCCGTTGAACCACATGCGTCGTGTGGGGTCGAAGCGAAGCCAGTTGTTTTCGGCGCTCCGATATGTGTAGATGTTGTCGTCCCACTTTTGCGATAGCGGCAGGTCGTACTGCTGTTCGATATAGATGCCAGCCTGATTCATATAGACGATGAGATCTTCTTTGCTGTTGATGACCTCGCCGCCGCCGGTTGGTGTAGTGATGTTCATGTCAGCTAACTCCCAATTCTCTGTTTATGTTGCGGAGTAAGTCGGTGATTTCTGTGTCGCTGAGTATTGTGCGTGGTGTGGGCGTGAGTGTGGCGTAGTGTTTCTTGTCGCACTTCCAGCATCTTTTTGCTTCCTGTATTCCTGCGAATCCGGCTTCTCCGCAGTCCATACATTTTCGTTCGCTGCTCATATCAGTTCTCCTATTGTGCGGGCGGTCCAGAGGATTAGGTCAACAACTGTTCTTTGGACTGCCAAGTTGGTGAAGGGTGCTGCTGCCATGACTATAAGTATACACGTAGGGGCACCCCTTGCACGTGGAATAGGGGTATTTCCCCAAATTCTTTTGGGACCGTTACACAGAGCTACAACTACGTTCCGACTACACTTCGAGCCAGTGACCTTTGTGTCCAGTGTCCTTTGTGGCCGGTCCTATGGCCGCGCCATTCTCAAACAGGAGGCGCAATGCCAAAATACACAGTGACCGGCGGTGAGGACGGGCAGTCCGGCATCGAAGTCGCAGGCAAACGATATGAGCCTGGCGCATCGCTCGACATGCCAACCAAAAAAGCTGAATGGCTTGTAGACATCGGCATCCTGGTAGCCGCCGGTGGCAAAGCGATCGCACCTGAAATCGAGGAGGAATAATGCCGACGTTTATTCACGGCAAAGGCACCAAAACCTATATCGACGAATTTGATCTCAGCGATTATTTCAACGCAGCCGACAGCACGTTCTCGGTTGAGACAGCCGACATTTCTGCTTTCGGTGCGTCATCAAGATCGTTCCTTCCAGGATTGCAGACTGCAACGATGGGGCTGACCGGTCTTTGGTCGCAGGATGCTACGACGGGTTCCGACGTAGTGCTTGAAGCTCTACTCGCCAACGCAACGAGTCCACTATCAACTGTGGCGATTCAAGCTGGAACGATCGGCAACCGAGCGCTCCTCATGCAATCCGACGAACTCACGTATTCAATTTCGTCACCGGTTGCTGATGTCGTTTCTGTTTCCGCAGATTTTCAGGCAACAACGGACGGCACAAGTAACCTCACATATTCCGGGCAGAGCGGGGTTCAGCTAACAACCGGAGCTTCGATCGCCTACGGGGCGCTAGGACATTTGGCGGCAGTCGATAACGCAGCGTCAAGCGCCAACGGCGGGTTCGCTATCTTGCACGTTCCGGTCAACACGGTTGCCGGTGGCGTCACAACGATCAAAGTTCAGCACTCGGCGGACGACATCACGTACGCCGACTTGATCACGTTCACAACGGTTGCGGCTTCGACCACGACCAGTGAGTTAAAAGCGGTGTCTGGCACCGTTAATCGTTACCTGCGTGCCACGGCAAGCACCGCAGGCTCATCCGGGGCGATTACATATATGTTGTCGTTCGCTAGGTTCTAGGAGGACCAAAATGCCTACATTTGTTCATGGTAAAAGTGTTGACTTCGCTGTCGATGACACGGGAGGCACAAGCCGCAACATTTCAGACACGCTAAATTCTGTTGACTTCCCAGAGGTAACTGAGACAGCGGATACCACCGCATTTGGTAGCTCCTCGCGGAGCTTTATCGTAGGTTTGGAGTCGGCTTCTTTCTCGATTTCAGGTCTGTGGGACGCAACCGTTGACGGTTACATCAAAGGCGGCACCGAACCAGCGTCACGCTCGTTTATTTACGGGCCAGCAGGTTCCACTGGTGGCAACATCAAATACACCGGCGAAGCCATCTTGACGAACTATTCCGTATCTTCGCCAGTCGGTGACGTCGTCACTTATTCCTGTGACCTTCAAGTCACCGGTGCGGTAACCCGCACAACGTACTAGATCCCAACAAACAAGGAGTGACCTCAGTGTCCAGACTTGCAGAACAAATCAGAGCCGCCCACGATGTGAGCAGCGAACTTCACGAGATCCCTGAATGGGAAGTCACGCTGGAGCTTCGCTCCATGAGTGCGCGTCAACGAGCCGCGTTCGCTTCCAGCGTCGATTTCACAGCAGACGGCGAAGTCCACATGGACGGCAACCGCGTCGAACTTATGTGGGGCACCGTCATCCAGTCCTGCTGCTTCGATCCCGACAACGGTGAACGAGTATTCACCGAAGAAGATATCGAATGGATGATGGAAGAAAAAAACGCCAACGTCGTTGATTCGTTAGCTAACGCTTGCCTAGCGGTGTCCGGTATGGGTGCAGACTCGGATGGTGACGCGGGAAAAGATTCCTCGGGTTCCGAGATAGCCGAGGACGAATTACCCCTGAGCGAAGATTCTATTTCCAGTTAGCAAGAGAGCTTGGTATGACCGTTAGTGAACTCCTAGATCGGATGAGTGCGAGTGAGCTAACGGAATGGGCTGCCTTGTATGCGTTGGAAAATAGTGAACGTGAGCAGGCAAGTAATCGCGCACGAGCGAAGTCGAAGATGCGCTGATGGCTAACGTAGGAAATGTTGGTGTCAGGATATTCCTGAACGACAAACTGAGTCCGGCGCTGCGTAAGGCAGGGGCCTCGGTTAAGAAGTTCGGGAATCTCACCGATCAGCAAATGGATCGCGTCCAGAAGGCGTCCCAGAAGCTCGACAAGTTTGGCAAGTCAGCGACCAAGATGGGTCGCTCGATGTCAATGAAGATGACATTGCCGATGGTGGGTGCTGGTGCGGCGGCTTTCAAACTGGCGAAAGACTTCGAATCGTCAATGACGAAGATCGAAAGTTTGGTTGGTAAATCCGCAGAAGAAGTCGCAGGTTTGACGAAAAGCGTTTTGAGTTTAGCTGGCACAACGGCACGCGCTCCCCAAGAACTCGCGGACGCCATGTTCTTCATTACGTCCGCTGGTATCGACGCGGCCGACGCGGCAGGGGTGTTGGAAGCGTCAGCGAAAGCCGCAGCGGTTGGTTTGGGTGACACAGCGACGATCGCTGACCTAGCTACCTCTGCCATGAATGCTTACGGCAAAGAAAACTTGAGTGCCTCCAACGCAACTGACGTAATGGTGTCAGCAGTCAGGGAAGGCAAGCTCGAAGCATCCGAACTCGCTGGCTCAATGGGTCGCGTATTGCCTATCGCTTCAGCAATGGGTGTCAGCTTCAACGAGGTCGGTGCGGCGTTCGCTTCGCTGTCTCGTACTGGTACGAATGCGGCTGAGGCAGCTACGCAGGTTCGCGGGATTATGACTTCGTTGCTGCGCCCAACGAAGATGGCTGAGGAAGCTCTTACGGGGATGGGGTTGTCTTCGGAGGGCCTACGCACCCAAATCAAAGAACAAGGGCTGCTATCGACGCTGAAGACGTTAGCTGACGAGTTTGACGGTAACGCTGCCGCGTCCGCTTCCGTATTCGGCAACGTGCGTGCCCTATCGGGTGTCATGGACCTTATGGGCAAAAACGTTGCCGGCACTGAGAAGATATTCGCCAGCATGAACGACACGCTTGGCGCTACTGATAAAGCGTTCGCTGTGACCTCGGATACAGCCGAGTTCAAATTGAGTCAGTCGATCTCCGATTTTAAGGTTGCGATGATCGCTGTGGGCCAGGAAATCATCCCGGTCGTGTTGCCAATCATTCAGAAACTCGCCGAGTTTATTGGCAAGATCGTCAAGGCGTTCTCGAATCTGTCCGGGCCAATGAAAACAGTGATCGTCATTGTCGCTCTCATGGTCGCCGCGCTAGGCCCATTACTGGTGATCGCTGGAATGGTTGCCAGTGCGATAGCTGCTATCGGTAGCGCCACTGTGCTGGCGTTCCTTGGGCCGATCGGTTTGGCTATTGCTGCGATTGGACTGTTGACGTTTGCGTTTATGAAGCTGACTTCGGTTGATAAAGAAGCTCAGGCACGCCAGGAAGCGTTAAGTGCTGAGTTCAAAGCTGCCGGTGATCCGTTACAAAACCTGACCAACAAAACGGAGGCGCTAGTCAGCGAATACGAGAGCCTCAAAGGGGCGATGGAAGAAGTCACTCCAGCAGTCGAGGGGTTCATTGGCGCAAATGTTTTGCTCGCTGAGCTAATGGATAGGGATGTTGGGACTGCGTTCGAGAAGTTGGCTCTTAACGCTGAGACGGTAGAGAAAGCTGTCAAGGATGGTACCGATGAGTTCCAGCGCATGGCGAAACAGGCGGGGTATACAGGCACGACTCAGAAAGATTTGGCAAAAAAACTTCGCACCGTAACAGGCGAAACGCGAAATGTAATGAAGGCCATCGCTCTGAAGCTAGATCAAGACAAACTGTCGGTAGCTGAAGCCAAAAAAATTCTTCAGTCGTTAGACGAAACCGCTGACGCCTACGACGACAACACAGAAGCAGTCAACAAGACTTCCAAAGCGTATTTCGAGAACAGCGAAGAAATGACGAGGGCCGCGAATATTCTCGGCGTCGATGTTGTCGAAGCAGCCAAACTCGCAGCTAAAGAAAGCGGCAATTACGGCGAAGAACAGCACAAGTTGAATCAGCAAATAGAGACAATGACGAAGGTACTCCGACCTGTCAGCCCCGCATTGGATGGGATGACTGAGGGTCTTCAAGGGGTGACAGTCGCAGCGGTGGAGCAAGTAGAGGAAATAGAAAAGGTTGCTAAAACCTGGGAAGAATTAGTGGAGGTTGCTGACAAAAAGGCTCTGTATTTCCAACTGGAGTTAGACACCACCGGCTTGTATGAGCAACTGAACGACGCTATGAATGCCATTGTTGATTTGGGTTCGATGATGCCCGGCGGCGATTCGGCGATGCTTGATGAGCAGCTAGCAATCACACGGCGCATTTCAGCCGAACTTGTTGGAACTAAAGAAGCAGACGCCGCGGCGAGTATCGCAGCTAATAAGGCCGCCAACGCAGCAGCGAAAGCCGCAGCCAAAGCAGCCGAAGCAGCCCACAAGGCAGCGATGGCAGAAGCCGAACAGGCTTTGAATAAGTTTGTTGGCGACGCGATAGGTCTGGGTGGACGAGCCATCTCTGAATCATTTGTTGCGGCGATAGCGGGTGATCCAGACGACATCAACAAAGCGTTTAGGAGTTTGTTCGATTCTGCTTTCAAGTCGGGGCTAACGCAAATCCCTGAGCTTCGTTCGACGTTTATGAAAGCGATCGAAGGTCAACAGGCGTTGATTGATATTGCTGAAAAGCGTGCGCTGTTGAATAAGGTCTTAGAACATAGCGAAGATAAACTCGCAGCAGCGTTAGAGAATCAGGCAACGGCGCAAGCCAAAGTCAATAAGTTGGCTCAAGATCGAGCGTCGCTGGCATCTCAAACGGCTAGCGCTTTCGGATTCAAATTCGGTGAAGACATCGGGGCACGCGCTCAGGCTGATTTGTTGCTGGCTCAGTACACGGCTTTTGAAGGCAACCTGAAAGCGTTGCAGACCAAAGGATTCCCGACAGACATCATTTCGCAGGTCATCGGGCTTGGGGCTTTCGCTGGCAACGACGCCGCTGAGGGTTTGCTCGCGATGGGCGAAACGGATTTCGCTGCGTTCACGACAGCGCTCACCGGGATCTCAGCGATGGGCGCGAAGATCGGTGACATTGAAGCCGGTATGAAGTTCGGTGGGTTGCAGTCGGCAGCAGGGGCGAGTCTGTTGGGTGCGAGTGCTAGCGCTGAGGGTGCGTTGGCTGCTCGCAACTTGGCTCAATCTGACGTGACGAAGGTCGCGGGAGCTATGGAGTCGATGGCGCACACGGTCGCTGAAGAAATAGCTTTCGGTGTTCAGGATGTGCTTAAAGGTTTGCCGGAACTCACTGACGAGGCGGCAGCAGCGTTCAAGCAATTCGGTACCGAGTTAACAGCGTTCGTGGAAGGCGCAGACAAGACGGGCGCTGGGTTCTTTGATATCACCCGAAACCCGGCGTTAGGCAAGCTTCCTGAACTGCTCGCGGCTAAAGCGTTCAACGCGGCAGTCGTTCCGCTGGGAACAAAAGCTGATCCGATTGTGGTGACTGATCCCAAGGTTGAGGAAATTCTTAAACAAACGGTGGCTCACGAGAAAGCTCTGGCATTCAACCAACGAACGAGCTATGCCCAGGGCATCAACCAAGCAGTGACTCAAATGGCTGGCGGTGCAGGGTTCGCTGAAGCTGACGCTGCAAGTCTCGGAATAGCAAGCACACTTCGTAACCGGGCGATCAACACAAATGGAGGAGCTTTCGCTGCTGCTGACGCTTCAATGCTTGACGCTTACAGTCCAAAAAGACAAGTGACCGAAATCTATTATGGAGACATCAACATCGGTGGCAGCGTTGTCACGGAGAAACAACTGATCGAAGCAGTACGTCAAGGATCGCTAGAGGATCAGCGCTCAGGCAAAGCCTGGGCGATAGGTGTGTTGTAAATGGCGACGGCAGCGGTAGTCGCAGTCTCAGTTCGGTTCTCAACGAGTGCCTCGTTCGGGCCACCACTCATCCTTGGTGACGCAACCACGCCACTCGACACCGGGGTTCTCGCCGATTCAGCGGTCACCATATTGAACCTGACCCCAAATGTTCAAAACATCAGCATTAGTCGTGGCCGATCAAGAGTCCTTGACACGTTCGAAGGCGGAACGGCGATTGTTCAATGCATTGACACCACAGGCGTTCTCGATCCTGACAACGGAACGTATGCGGGTGACATCAAACCGATGATTCAGATTGTCATTTCGGCTACTTACGGCGGCTCGGAGCGTCTGCTGTTTAGCGGCTACATCGAAGCATGGAACTACACCTACCAGCAAGACATTGACGCCTCGTATGTGACGATCAACGCGGTTGACGGCGAACGAATCCTCAACCTAGCGAACGTGTCAACTGTCGCAGGTGAAGCATCGGGGCAAGACACTGGTACGCGAATCAACAAAATCTTGAACACGATCAGTTGGCCTAGCTCGGAACGCTCAATCGACACCGGTGACACGAGTTGCCAAGCAGATCCCGGCACACTTCGCTCCGCTCTTACCGCGATCAGGAATTGTGCGACCACGGAGATCGGTGGTTTCTATATGGACACGGACGGCAAAACGAAGTTCGTGAGCCGATCCAACACCATCTCTGCTCTCGCAACTACACCGACACAGTTCAACGACACCGGTACCCAGATTCCGTACGTGTCGTTGGACTTCAATACTGATGACACAGTTCTTGCCAACAAGATCAGTATTACTCGCATCGGTGGATCAGCCCAAGTGGCGTCAGACGCAACCTCAATCAGTACGTATTTTGAGCGAAATTTGGTACGAACTGGTCTGCTGATGGAAACAGATGCCGTGGCTTTGGACTATGCAGAGGCCGTGCTTGCTACCCGAAAGGACGCTGATCTGCGAATTAAAGGGATGACGATTGACTCCACGGCAGACGTGACAGCCACGGTGAACGCTGCGTTGGATACCGATTTCTTTCAACCGATTCAAGTGACGAGGGCACAACCTGGCGGTGGCACGATTACGCGAAATCTGACTGTGCAGGGAATCCGACATAATATTACGACAACAAGATTTCTTACGACGTTCAATACGGCTGAACCTCTGGTGACAGGATTCATTCTGAACGACT